CGAGCACGGCGACCTCCCGACGGCGAGCACGACCGTGGCGAAGTACATGCGCTACTGGCTCGACGACGTCGACCGCTCGAAGCCGACCACCCGCGCCGGCTACCGATCGAAGATCAACGAGTACATGGTCCCCGTGCTCGGCAAGGTGCGGCTCGAGGCGCTCACCCCGAACGACGTCCGCCGGCTCGAGACGTACATCGTGAACGAGAGGGGCCTCTCGTCGACGTCGGCGCTGCAGACGTACGCCATCCTCTCGAAGGCGCTCACCGACGCCGCGCGGGAGGGCCGCGTGACGCGGAACGTCGCGAAGCTCGTGAACCCGCCGCGGAAAGCGGTGCACCGCTCCCCCGTCCTCAACGTCGAGCAGGGCATCGCCGTGCTACGCACCGTCGCCGACGACCGGCTCGGCGCGCGATGGGCGGCCGCGCTGCTGACCGGAGCTCGACAAGGCGAGATGCTCGGGCTCGAACTCGACCGCGTGAGCGACAACCTCGACCTCTCGTGGCAGCTGCAGCGGATCGCCTGGCGACACGGGTGCGCGGGCCGCGCGAGCGCGGAGCCGCGCTGTGGGAGGAAGCGGGGTACCGACTGCCCCGACCGCCGGCTCGACGCGCCCGCCGATTGGGACCACCGCCACCTGCACGGCGGCATCTACCTCTCGCGGCCGAAGTCCCGGGCCGGATGGCGGATCATCCCGCTCATCGACCCGCTCCGCACCATCATCGAGCGCCGCATCGAGGCGGCCGCGGCCGAGCCGAACCCGCACGGGCTCGTCTGGACCGCCGAGCCGAAGCGCGGCAACGACGGCGAGATGCGCGGGCTCGACGGGCTCGGCATCGACCCCTCGTGGGACAACCGAGCCTGGCACGACGTCCTCGAGCGGGCCGCGGTACCGCAGATGCGGCTGCACGACGCCCGCCACACGGCGGTCACGCTTCTCTACGACCTCGGCGTCGACGAGGTCACGATCCAGGACATTGTGGGGCAGTCGACTGTCGCCACGACCCGCGGCTACCGGCAGAAGAACCTCACGCAGGCACGGGACGCCCTGCAGCGGCTGGGCGCGCTGTTCGACACGAACGCGCCGCGCGCGCTCGCAGTCGACTAGTCGCGGGCCTGGTCGCCGATCACACGTAGCGATCCGGTCACCAACGCGACCTCGGGTCCGACTTCCTCCCCCGCGGCGGCGCGCTCGCGGATGCGCCGCAGCAGTTCCTCGGCGAGCACTATGTCGGGGAAGTCGTGGAGTGACGGCGGCATGGGGACGATGTCGAGGTCCAGCTCGTCGGCGTCGACGTAGCCGGCGGTGATGAGCGCCGCGATCGGGCTCTGGCCGTAGGCGCGCGCGTAGTCGACAACCTGCCGCGGCTTCGGATCCACCGCGCCGGTCTTCCACCGGCCGATGGTGGCCGGGTCTGCTCCGACCTTGCGGGCGATGACGCTGTTCGCGTCGCCGCCGCTCGTGGCGTCGATGTATCGGCTCCACGCGTTCTTGGTGCTCATGCGCGCCATGCTACTCCGGTGTGTTGCAGCCCTGCAACGACTTTGCGAGACGTATATGACCCTCACCGGGGGTTTCTCTCGGGGGATGTAACGACCGGTCGAAAACACGCTGCAACACCCTTGCGCGACGTCATGGAACGCCTAGTCTGGACGTCATGCAAGGCCCCGGCACAGCCTCCAAGCCCCCGCGCAGCGCAGCGCCTTCCGCCCCCTACTTCACGCTGAACCGCAAGCGTCTCGACGGCCTCCGCCGGGCGCACGGCATCGAGTCCGAGACCGACCTCGCCAAGGTCATCGGCGTCGCCCGCAGCACCCTCTGGCGCGTCAGCCAGGGCGAAGTGCGCCCCACCGCCGACTTCATGGCGGCGACGTGCGCTGCCTTCCCCTCCGCCTCGTTCGAATCCCTCTTCCGGCTGCACAAGCCGACCGATGAGGACGCCCCGTGACCGAGGTGAAGAAGCGGCTCGCGCTGACCCTCAACGAATCCGCCGAAGCCTGCGGTGTCAGCAAGTGGGCCATCGAAGAGGCCATCCGCCGCGGCGAGCTCGTCCCTCGCTACCCGAACTCGAAGCCCGTCATCCGCGTCGTCGACCTCGACGAGTGGCTCGAGAACCTGCCCACCGAACGCCCCGCCTCCTGATTGCCCCCGCAGAAAGGCCCACCTCAACCATGCCCGCACACGTGACCTCGCTCGCGAGAACGCACGACCCGCGCTCGTCCGTCCAGGCGGGTGCAGCGGTCGAGCGGTCGAACGCTGCGACCGCGCAGAAGGCCGCGATCATCGCGCTCCTGCGCGAGCAGCCGATGACCGACCGCGCCCTCACCACCCGCTACATGGCCGTCGCCGTCGAGCGCGGCTACCCCGGCACCGAGCCCGACTCGGTCAGGAAGCGCCGCAGCGACCTCACCCGAGCGTCGATCGTCGTCTTCGACCACTTCGAGCAGAACGGTCGGGGACGCGACATCGCGGTCTGGAAGGTCCGTCCCGACTACAAGCCGGCCGCGCGATGACCGCGCCCGTCGAGGTCGACTTCGACGAGGTCGACCTGCTGCTCGCCCCCGAGCCCATCCGTCTCGCGCTCGACAGCGTCCGCGAGACGACGAGCTCCTACTTCAACCACCACGCGCGCCTCCCCGCCGACAGCGAGGTCACCCGCGCGTTTCTCCGCTCGCTCACCGCGCACGGCGCGACCGAGAGCGACCTCGTCTGGCTCGTCGAGCACGGCTTCGCCGTCGATGCCGACGTCTCCCTCTGGAAGGTGCTCGCCCGATGAGCCTCCGCATCGTCAACCTGCAGGCCGAGAACTACAAGCGGCTCGTCGCGGTCGACATCACCCCCGACGGCGACGTCGTCACCATCACCGGCCGCAACGGGCAGGGCAAGACCAGCGTGCTCGACGCGATCTGGGCAGCGCTCGCCGGCGGCGACGCATCCCGCGCGACCTCGCAGCCCATCCGCGACGGCGAGACGAAGGCGGAGGTGCGCCTCGACCTCGGCGACTACATCGTCACCCGCCGGTGGACGAAGGACGACGCCGGCACCCTCACGGTCGAGGCACCCGATACCGCCCGCTACTCGTCACCGCAGAAGCTGCTCGACCGTCTCGTCGGCAACCTCACCTTCGACCCGCTCGCGTTCGTCGGCATGAAGCCCGCGGACCAGATCGACATGCTCATCAGTGCGCTCGGCGACAGCCTGAACGGCGACCCGCACGCTATCGACGGCGAGCGCGCCGACGTCTACGCCATGCGGACCAACGTCAACCGCACGATCAAGCAGCTCGAGGGCCGGCTCGCCGCGCTCCCGCTCGTCGCGGACGACACGCCCGACGAGGAAGTCTCGGCGGCGGACCTCTTCCTCGAGGCCGAGCGCATTCGCGAGCACAACGCCGACCTCAATGAGGCCCTCGAGGAGATGAATCGAGAGGGCGACAACGCCAATCGCGCAGAGCAGGTCTGGCGCGATGCGGTGGCGGAGGCGGAGCGCCTGCGGGTCGAGTACGAGGAGCAGCAGCGGATCTTCGAGGCCCGTCGAGACGAGTTCCGCGCTGCTCCCGCGCTGCTCGAGCTCGAGCCTGTCCTCGACCGGATCCGCAATGTGGAAGCGATCAACGCGGCCGTGCGAGATGCGCGCGCTCGCGGTGAGGTGGAGCGCGACCTCTCCATCGCCCGCGTCGACGCCGCGAAGCTGACGCAGCGCCTCGGCGAGCTCGGCGACCAGAAGGCGCAGATGCTCGCGCGGGCGTCCTTCCCGGTGTCAGGCCTGTCGTTCACGGACGTCGCCGTCACGCTCGACGGCGTCCCCATCGGGCAGGCGTCCACCGCCGAGCAGATCCGCGTGTCCGTCGCGCTCGCGATGTCGCTGAACCCGACGCTGCGGGTCCTCCGCGTCGACCGCGCCGAGTCGCTCGACGCCGACAGCCTCGCCATCATCGAGCGGCTCGCCGCCGAGCACGACTACCAGATCTGGCTGTCCCGCGTCGACGAGTCCGGCGTCGGCGTCGTCATCGAAGACGGGCAGGTCCGCGCATGACCGCGCCCGTGCTGCTCGGAGACGGCTACGACCAGCCGCACGACATCAGCGACCTCGACATCGCCTTCGGGGCCAACGCTCTCGAGTTCATGCCGCCGATGTCCGCGATACCGGACGAGTTCTGCGACTGGAACGGCGGAACGCCCGAGGCGCGCGAGTGGGTCGACTTCCAGAGCACGTGGTTCGCTCGCGGGCTGCCCGGACTCGTCCTCGCGCCGCGCGACGGCATCGACCGCGACGCGGCTGTCCGTCACCTCCGTGCGATCCAGGGGTCGTTCGCGCCGAAGCACGAGCACAAGATGGCCGCGGTCGCGTGGCTTGCGTCGCGCTGGTTCG